GGCCCCGTCTATATTTACAAAAAACATACCTGCGGTTACAATAACAAAAAAAGCTACCATAAACTGATATTTAACAGAAGCTACATTACGAAAGATTTTCTGAAACCATAGATCCCAAAAACTACCGTCATAAATTGTAATTCTTCCTTTAGAGTCGTTATCAGACATATTAAAAACCTCCTGATATAACCTATTTATAAAACAGGTTAGTTTATTACTTATTTAATCCTTTTCTTACCTGATAAAACCGCTGCACTAAAATTACCCCCTTTTGTAGGCAAAACTTGGTTGTTTTCACCACCAAATGCCCCCCAACCCATACTAGAGTTATGTGGCCTTATCATACCACTATTATTGTACAGCAGTATAGGACCCGCCTCTTCCAGCTCTCTTTCAATGGCTCTTATACCATATGCAGCAAGTATTGCTGATGAATATAAGTCCTTTCTTTGTCCTTTTTTGGGGGTATCAAAATGTAAAGACCCATTTTGTGTCTGAGTAACAACTATATTTCTCATTTGAGATTTTAAAACATTAAGGTTCTCATAAGTTTTACCTTCCAAATCAGATATGGATGTTGGGGGTTCAGGAAATAAAAGCCTTTTGTCCTCCAACATGGATAATGTAGTAAAGTTAGCATCAGATATCCAAGTAGGATTAAAATTAATCATTTCTAAAATGTGTCTACCTTTTTTATTTCTATTATCTGGATTAGCTCTATCTAAAATAGGGTCTTCATCATTATAACCCTCCTCCAATAGATCCATTACAGCCTTTCCACCGCCGCCCCTGTCCATAAATATCCTTAATACATTATAGTCTTTACATAATTTTTGAACTAAAAGTGTTATATCTTGTGTTGTTTTAGACTTCAATTCTATAACATTAACTATGTTATTAATATTACCCATCTTTATCACAGTAATACCACAACTGTCGCTTCCGCCCTGATTTGGATCTACACCTATAACATAGTTGCCCTTTGGATCACCAGATAATTCTATAGAAAATTTACTATTAAAAGTACACTCATCTAATAAAGAGGCTTTGAAAAACCCTTCTGAATCAGAAATCATATCAGCTTCGTACTCCATTTTGAATTCAGAATCAGACATAATACGTTTTGCTTCTTCTATATTACTCTTATCCAAAAACCCCTCCGGCAAATCCCAATAAGGAACTTGCCACACTTTATATTGGCTTACCTTTCCTCCTCTGTCAGATAACTCCATTTGGCCCCAATAGTCCTTCATTCTTCGCCACATGTGATTAAATTTGTAATAACCAGATGAAGCCATTATCATCTTATTAACGGTGTCATCATCAAAGTCATCCTCTGTAGCTAAACCCATTTCAATTAATTTCTTCTGCTTCTCCATTCTTCTTACATTTTCCATTGGCTCAAGGGTAGTAGCACCCATAGGACGAATTACCATGTCCAAGGTTTTATCTGGAACTTGTGCCAACTCATCTATAACAATTAAATAAAAACGGGAACCACGAATTTTAGAACCGTCAGAAAGTGGGAGAGCTTCAATAAATGAAGGATTGAAACCGCCAGCAGATTTGAATTTTAAATAGCATGTATCTGAACCACGAGTAGGTCTTTTCTCGCATGCTTCTCTTAAAATTGAAGACTTACCGTACAGTTTTTCAACTTCAGAAAAAATCATTTTAGAATTATGGTTTATAAACCCATTTGTCCAATAACAATGCTCATTTTCTACTTCTATGTCTACTGTTGGGGCAAAAAAGTAATCTTTATCTACCATTTTCACAAAATACAAACCTTGCTCAACAAATTCTTTTACTTTATCAATGTTTCTACTTATCATGCCCTGCGGTAAACCTACTATCATACTTAATGGCGCTTTATTTTCAAAATGTGTATTCAAATAATCGGTTAACATCTCATTTTTTCTTTTACATCTGAAACCAATTATTTCATCAAATTTCTTTAAAAACACCTGCCCTGTTATTCTTACTTTATATGCTTCCGCGCATTTAGATGGCTTATTTCCTTGCGGTAATTTCCTAATACAGGCTTTCTTACTTATACCTAAATTAGAAATTATACCTAGATTTAATAACACAGCTTGAACTTCCTTGGCCAATTGAATTGACGATGTACTAAAAGATACTGTACATCCTTTACCTGGTTGTATATAGACCCCACCATCTGTATCCATCAACCCTTGTAAAAATGCTATAAGCATCTCTCTAGATGCTTTTTTCAATACATCAGGAATCTTCTTATCTAAAGCAGTAGTTTTTGTAAAACCACACTTTAATAAATAATGGGCTAATTTCTTACAGTAATATTCTATTTCCCAAGTATTATTTTTTCTATTATCTCTGCTTATTTTTTCATCTTTATCAATTAAAAAATATTTTCTTAGATATTCTTCAAACGAATCCAATAAATCCTGATCTTCACTCACAAAATCTACTCTTTGTTTTCTCTCATCTTTACTTATGGAGATACAACCGTCACCTACCATCAAACCCATCCAATATGCTAAATCTAGAGTAAGTTCTTTTGGTATCTCACAATCTTTTGTTCTCCAATTATGTTCGAACTCATCAAATTTTGGCATGGAGTCATTATTACCAAAATAATTGAAACCATGCTTTATAGCAATATAGTCATTTCTAATATTACGTAATTCTTTGAAAATCAAATCTAACTTATTATTTAATACTGCTACTCTATGATCTATAGAACCACTTAACTTAAACCCTTTTGATGTTTCTATAGACATACAAGCACATTCATTATTCTCCCACTTACTTAAAATGGTGTTTTGTTCTTTTAGTGACTGTATTTTAGTTATATTTGGAACTATACTATCATACATCTCCTTGGAGGTGGTTTTTAGTCCCGATGATACCCAAAAAGTATCATAAACACCAGAATTATGTGGGAACACCACAAGGCATTGGCGGAAAACGGGGGCAATTAGACCTACTCTGTAACCAGGATATAACAAACAAGAAAGAGCAGATAATGCCCCTAGAAGAAATGTCTTACCCATACCACGACTACAAACAGCTATCACAAAATTTTTAAACCACATATCTTCGAAAACAGCCCTTTGTATAGGGGCTAAATCCACATTTAATAAATCATAAGCAGCGATACATGGATTATTTCTATAAAAAGCTATTAGATCCTTACCTTGATCATAAACTATGTCTAAATTAATGTTATTAGAAGCCAAATAATATTACTAACCCTCCTCCTCATTATTAGGGCACTCCTTTACATCCACATCATACCTATTACCGGCATAATCTTTTCTAGATTTTAAGGCTATTTCCTGCTCTTTTTGTAGTCTTTGAACTTTCTCATTTAATTCCAACTTCCTGTCATTATCAAAAGCTATAGCCAAATCTACTATAGAAAATCCTTTATATTTATTGGGGTCTATTCTATCTCTTCTTCTGGCTGATAAATTCTCTTTTATTTTATCGTTCTGTTTTCTTAATTTTTCAATGGTAGCAGCAGCATCCATTTGTTTATCTGTATTATTTCTACTAATCTTTAAAAGTCTAAACTCCAATATTCTATTTTTAGCTAAATCCAAAATATCGTCTATATCACTAGATGTTAGGTCATCTTCATCAAAATCCTCCATATAAACATCTACAAGCTGATTATACATGTCTAGTTCTTCATCTAAAAATATATCATTTACTGGAAGAACTTCTTTTAAAAGTTTTTTAGGTGTGGGAGGAGTTTTTGGTCTCCCGCTCCTACCTGGTTTTCCAGCCATAACTAATAATCCTCCAAGCTGTCATAAACTTCCATAGGATTTATACCTATTTTATTACAAAGTTCCTTAAAAAGAGTTAGTAACTCCGGAGTCATATTATGACTAAACAGCTCTATGTCGTTACCACATGATATCTCTGTTCTTATAGTACTTCTCAAGGTTTTTTCAGTTAAAACATCATCTAAATCATCTAGCTCTTCCATAATTGAGTTTACCCAATCACATGTTAGATCGTCTCCTACTCTGCAATACCTACTTATTATTTCCTCTGATAATGGATTTCTCTTTTTAAAATAAATTATTAAAGATCTAGATATTTTATCTTTCGTGGATTGTTTATGCTTCTGCCCCTTTTTAGATTCACTTATAGCAAGTTTACTTTCTTCACTTAACTTAAAACCTATAGGCCTACCCCGTTTACCAGCCATCAACTGTCTACCACCGAAACCGAGGAGTATTTACCACATGAGCTACACACTATACTTACTGTAGCTGTTGTACCAGTAGTTATGGCACCACAGTTATCACATTTTAATAAAGAAAAACTACCTTTAGGCTTATATGGTTTACCAAAAGTGAAGGGTAACTTTTTATTATCATCAGCAAACTTACTATCTCGTTGTATTCTTTCTTTGTGTTTTTTTTCGCCGCCCTCTGGAAGCCACCTTCTAGAGACAGAACCTGGAGACAACTCACTCCCCACTTTATCGTGTATAACAAATTTTTCTCCCATTTATTTACAAGCTCCTGTCAACTATCTCTTATATTTTACTTCAATCTCCCTTTTACTAGCAATATAATCCGACAAATATACACACAGTTCTTCAGGAGTATACGATTCTAATGGTTTTGACCACGGGGCTATACTCCAAAGACCATAATGATATCCAACACCATTCCTTATTATCTCATAAGATTTGTTATCCAACAACATAGTAGCATTTTGAACTTCTTCTACTAAATCAGCAGCCAAAGCTGGATGATTCTTTGTAGTATGCCCACTTTTAGTTAAGCCTTGTTTCCTGAGGTCGTGAATAATACAGGCTGATAGAATTTGGTCCCTATGATCTTCACAACCCATCGCCCTACATAAAGCATAAGCAACAGTAAAAACTTTTTTGGTGTGTAACATAGTACCATCAGAACCTAATTCATCTATTGGATGATACTTACCAGTAGTGCTAGCTGGGCAATCGGTGAAAAAATAATCTGGTGCTGTTACCACACAAATTCTTGTAAATTCTCTTATATTATCATCAAATATTAATTTCAATTCATCTTTAAATACTTCAGATTTTTCCTTTTCCGAAACCATAAAATCATATCTCCTTTTAAACCGGTTTTAAAGTTATATTATCAGTATCTACTTTAATTCTTTCTACTTTTTTAGAATTATGAGCGGGGTTATAACCAGCCTGCTTCCAACCAGTAGCAGGATCTCCGTTATATCTAGCCATATCGTGTCTTGGACAAATAGTATTAAATTTGTCTTTTTTATTTTCACTAATAGGATATCGTTCTTTGCTTCTAACCCAACTAGGTGTTCTAAATTCCTCTATAGATATAGGCATTTTTATTAGCCCCCACAGTAATTTATTTTTTTATCTTACAAATCATGCTTTAATAAGTATAACCATATCTTTTAGTCAAAATAGATTGATACCAAGCTTTATGCCATTCTCTATCTTTATTTGCTCTACTATTACATGATCTACAAAGTGTAATAAGATTACTAAAACTACAATTTAATTTATCATAATCTATGTGATGAACAGATAACATATTATCTTCTTTATAACACCCAGGATTTAAACAAATATAACCATCACGAGATTTAATAAATTCTTTATATTCTTTAGTCCAATCCGAACAATAGGGTGCACATGAAATTCCGCCTTTCCATTGGTGATTCAATACCCCAGACTGGTTAACACTATGATTTATATATTTACAAGTAGGGCATCTCCAACCACGAGACCAATTATTCCAACTTATCTCATTAATATGTCCAAATGGACATTGGTATTTAAGTTTGGCTTTACTGCCAGCATAAACATTGGATAGTAAAATGTATCCCTCATTTTCAAAACTTTTTCTTATTCTATCTATATTAACCAATCTTTTAGTAGAACAAGTCTTTACACCACAGTAGAAACATCTGTTACCCTGATGTTTCCATTCACCATAAGATATACTATGTCTATGACCAACTGAACAAATATAATCAAGTTTTTGACGACAATTCTTATAAACAGACAACAAGGTGTAACCCTCGCTCTCAAAAGCTTTCTTAACAATATCAGGATCTATTTTCTTCAAGAACTATTATTTACTTATTTTTTCTGAATATTCAGCAAATTCCTGATCCTTACCGGGCCAGACACCCGACTTTTCTACACCGCTGTTCTTCATGAAACCCATTAGGTCCATTGCGAAACCTGGGATGCCGTCACCCTCCCATTCATAAGAAATTGACATATACTCATTTTCCCCAGATTTAACTACCATACGAGCTGAATTATACCCTCCCTTAGACTTTGATATATTTGTATATACAACAGTATTAGGATCTACACTAACAGTAAACATTTTATCTTTTTTAGTAGCCATTTATTATACCTCCAAAATTTTATTAATTCCATTTTTAGATGTTAAGAAAAAAACAACTTCATTAGCAATATCTCTTAACTCATCTAACCCAGCATTGTTTATTACATGAAAATCTACTTTATAATTATCATCTAGAGCTGTTTCAGATATATGATCATTGCCATGTACATACTCTTTGGTATCTCTTGTTACCCTTACATGATAACCACCTCTACTCAAAACAGCATCAACCTCATTCTTATGCCTAGCATCTGTTATTATAACATTATTATAATTTTTTTCTTTTATAATATTAAACAGGTGTTCCACCCAGAAATCTTGTTTAATAGTTCTGTAGAATTGTCCGTAGGCCTGTAAAATCTCTCTACCTGTCCAAAAACCAGTACCATCTTCTTTTTGATACCTGTTATCTTCGACTTCCTTTTCCGTCCCCCATAACTGCTCCCAAGATAGATCAAAGTCTTTTTGTACCCTGTTCTTTAATTCAGTAGCATAAGCCATTAATACATAAGGCTTCTGTTCAAACTTACTTAATTCTTCAGCTAGCATTTCAGCGAAAGTGTCCTTTCCAGATCTAGCTTTACCTGAAACCGAAATTAACAATTTGCTGCCCCTCCTTTACTCAAAATATTAAATAGCCACACTATCTAACACAATAGCACCTGACCTATTCCTTCTAACACCTTTTGTGGCCAAACTTAATTCCTCTTTGGCATATCTCATGGCATAATCCTGAAAACTGTGTAACTTATTATTAAATGATATATAAGATGCACTAGATTTAAAATTCTTATCAAACACATCGTCGTAAATATCACAATTTATAATTACAGGTATATCCCCAACTAATTTAATTATTAATTTAGTCTTACAACTAAATAAAAATTTATTTAATTTAAATATAATACTGTTATATTTAATTGTCAACTTATTATTAATCATAGTTTTACCTTTTTCATTTTCCTTAATGTGTTAGAAATCTCTTTTTGAAATTTCTTGGCCGCCAAATCCAAATCCTTTATAGTTTGGTTTTCCTCTTCCTCTTTTGTTATCTCTATGAACTTGACTACATATAATTTACAATCCTTGTCTTTACATTTACGATCATGCTCGTTACAGAAGCATTTTACATCCATATCATCAAAATTAACCCAAAGTTTCTTAATCAATTTCAATACTCCATATATTAAATTCTATAGAGGCTTTTAATAATATATATTCATCTACAAGTTTATCTCTTTCCCCTATTATTTGAATTATATTAAGATTTTGAGGTAAGTCTCTTATAATATCGCTCATCATATTAATTTTGATCTTCAATGCTTTTAACAAATCATTAGCATCAGCCAAAGTTATTTCATTTTTACCTACTAACATTTTAGATGTTTCACATTGGCGTCTTATTAATATTTCATAACTTCTTCTACTATCGTATAAAATAAATAACTCATTTAACAACTCATTGTAATTACCCAACTCGTTATTTTTTATATGATTCTCTAAATCGTCTATTTTTAGATTTAAAAATTTAAGCTTTTCTTTTAACTCACCTAATAACATAATAATCCTCTTATTACAATTTTAAAATCAAACTAATATAGTACCACAATTATAGCAAAATTTAGCACCAGAGGATGACCTTCTTCCACATGTCTTACAAACTAGTTTTGATTTAGTTGTAATGGGTTTAACCACCTTATTACCATTACTATTAAAGCCCTTAAGTCTCAAAATAATAACATCTGAATAATCCTCTAAATTACTGACATAAGTAGGTGTAAAATCTTGGTTTGTTTTTGAACCTTTAACAGTAATACCTTCATCAACATTGGGCTTATTATAGGTTTCATTTATACTATTACATGTTGAAATATTACAAGAATTTATTAAAGTACTATTACCGGACATAGGACTATCAAATTGTCTATACAAGGTGTGGCTATCAGTATAAAAATTATTACCAGACCAACACGGACCAAGCGGCTTACACCAATAAGGATCATAAGTTATATCTAAAGGTTTATAGTAATAATAATGAGTATTATAATCCATCTTTTTTTCAAATCTAAATTCAATTCTAATTAAACCATCGTCTTCATTATCACCCATCACTTCAACTATTTCTTTAGTTTTTTGAATAAATTTAAATTTATTTTTAACTCTATTTCCCTCCATGAAGCCTAATAATGTCACAGAGCTATTTGGGTCTATTAATATACTATTCCCACTTAATACATCTTTGCCGTCTATTTCTACACTAGCCACTGCCCTACTAGTATTTTTATTTTTTAATAAAATGTCATATTCAGAACCAAATGGTATGCGGACAACACCATCTTGCTCTCTTAAAATCTTACCTTTGTTTTTTAATACTGCTATAAAATTATTCATATAAACCATAATTCCTCCTTTTCTCGGGCTACTGACTAAAGCCCCATATTTTTATTTTAAAGTCAGTTGGATTTAAAGGTAACTTTTATTAATTTATTCAGGTTTTACATTAACTGCCTGAATACCCTTATCTGTGTCTTTTAATTCAAAAGATACTTCTTGACCAGCTTTTAATGTTTTATAACCAGTCATATCTATACTACTATAATGAACGAAATATTCTGTATCATCGTCCCCATTTTTAGTTATGAATCCATAACCTCTTTCATTATTAAACCAGCTAACTTTTCCAGTAAATCTACTATTCATTATCTAAAACCTCCGTAAATTAAAATCTTTTTTCGTATTTTATGCTTCCGCAATCCCAAATTCTATTACAACCAATCTCGTTTAAATCAGCAGCGGTTTTTGTAGATGGCCCAGCTCTGTGAATGCTGAATCTTTTCAACCCTTTGAAACCCCAACAATTAGGTTGAATCTCATCAACCTTAATAAAACCCAAATCCTTATAAAAATCACCCTCTGACCATCTTCTATCAGAGTAAACAATAAGTTTAGTTGGGTTATAATTATCTTTAAAATAAGATAACAATTTTGCTGCGATATCTATAGTACTAACACCTGTTTTAGAGCAAAACCTTGTTATTTCCCAACAATCATAATTATCGCCCACACAATTATTAAATGCTGGCAATAGGGAAAAAGACATAATAGACACTAATTCTTTCTCATTATAAATTCCTATATTGACTTCTGAATCTTGATAACCTTGAATATGATGTGTATTGCAAAAGTCGTGAGCAACTTCAAGTGATATTTCACTAATGATGCATTTTCTCACATTTATGTCATTCAACTTTCTATAATTTAAAATATTTAATAACACCTCAATAACTAAATCTTTATTAATATATAGCTCGTCCTCAAATATAGTTATGAGCCTGTAACCGGCTTTTTTACAGGACATAAGTTTATTATAATGATACTTCCTTTTTTTACCTGCTTTTTCCGAATGCCAATAAAGCCCACAATATTCTATAGCAAGTTTTTTACCCGGTATAACTATATCTAACTCATTGGGAGATATTAATGTTCTATTATTTCTCAACAATGAAAAATGTTTCTTTAAAGAATCAGCAATAACTTCTTCTCCTTTAGATTTACCCCAATTAATACAATTAGGACACCTATTTCCCTTGTACCAGTTTAACCATAAAACACTATTCTTATGTCCATTAGGACAAACATAGTCTATTGGAGTACTAGCATTAACATACTCCTTTGACACAACTTTATAACCTTCTTTTTCAAACTCTGATCTTACAAAGTCTATGCTCAATTTAGCATTACCCCTACAAACACCGCATCTGTTTCCTTTACTTAACCATGCATCCAAAGAAGTTTGATGCTCATCGGGCACCGCCCGACGATTCCAGTTGAACCGCCTTCTCGGAACTCTGGTTTAGCCCGTCACCAATAAAGGGCATGGTTGAAGCACTATGTCCAGCCATTTGCTCATAGAGAAACCACCCATTAACAGATATGTTGAAGGCCGCATTTGAGTCTCTATGGTCAAAGTGAGTACATGAACATTTGTAGTTTTTTCCGTTTGGTCGGTTGATACTCCCACATCTTGAGCAAACCTGACTTGTATAAGCTGGGTTTACAAAATAGATGGGTATGCCAAGCAAAGATGCTTTGTATTTGATGAAAGTTTCCAACTGATAGAAAGACCATTGAGATTTTTGAACATATCTCTTGGCTTTACCTTTCTTGGAAATCTTTCCTAAATCTTCTAATACAATAGCAAGACGATGTGATTTGGCATAGTCAACAACAGAATGACTCACTTTATGGTTAATATCTTTAACTCTATTTGATTGTTTTCTTCTGATTTTCTTTAAAGCATTTTTAGCTCCTTTTTTCTGTAAGTTCTTTCTTCTGTTGCGAAAGTTTTTAGTTATTCCTGACACATCTGGTCCTAACTTCCTAACTTTTCCAGACATAACATCCGCACAAACTACAACATTTTCTACACTGTTTCTATCAACTCCAAGAAATCCTTGAACTTCTTGCTCTTGTAAAACAGTGGTGTTGTAAGAGTAGGACATAAACCATTTCCCATTTCTTTTGAAAAACTCTACCTGTCTAATAAATCCTACAATGGGTTTAGGGAACTTAACTGACAAAATAGATTTTTTGAAGAAGGCTGGAACTCTGATACCATCTTCTACAATCTTTACTTGTTTTCCTTTATCACCACAGACAGGTAAAACAAGATTTTTGACTTGTTTGAGCTTCTTATTTCTTTGATATTTAGAAATAAGGCTTTTAGCAAGAACACAAGGTATCTCTTTGTAATATTTTGAAGAAGATTTAGTTCTATCTTCTAACATTCTATCGACACAAATAGAGGCTTTTTGATGTAACTCATCCAAAATAGGAGTAATATTATGAGGTATAACGACCTTCGCAGTAAGGCACACTGCAAGTTCTTTCTCGTCTATCATGTTGTATTTGTTACCAAGTTTCGTTATAAAGTTCTGCATCAACACATTCTCCAAGATTTGATTTTAACTCTTCCAGAAATGGCTAAACAGATGTCTGTAAGCATTTCTGAAATAAACGGTGAAGAAGACCACATACATTTTCTTTTGGAAACAACACCACAAGACAACCTTGGGAATGTTATAGGAGCACTAAAAGCACGGTCTTCTTCGTATCTACACAACAAATATGCTTTTCCGTATTGGGGAAAACATTCCAGAACTCTTTGGTCTTCTGGGTATTTCGTAGTGTCCACTGGCGGTGCACCTTTAGATGTTATTAAAAAGTATATCCAAAACCAATAGTAAGCATTAAATCCTACTCGTCAAGAGCCTAACCCCGAACATCGTTCGGGGATTGCGGCTCTAAAGCTGTTCATTCTCCCCTTGTATTCAGTTGAAATCAAAGCATAGCCTTCTTTTGCCAATATTTTTCTAATCTCTTCTATACTCCTATACCTAATCCTACCATTTTCAGAACAATAAGGGCACCTTCTACCCATATTCCATTTATTCCAAGTTATGAATCTCTCATGACCATTTGGACACCTATACTTAAGCTTGTGAGATGAGCCTTTATATTCCTCTGATAGTAATGTATAACCCTCTGCTTCAAAAGACGACCTAACATAATCATATGAAAGCTTTTTTGACATATTGTTTAAGCTACTTTTTTATAATTTCAACTCTGTCCATCCAGCCAAAAGCAAAACGTTCTTGTGATGAACATCTTTCCATAGATTCTATATAATGACAACCCTGTAATATATTCATAACTTTTAATAAATATGATTTATCTTTTTGTCTCATGTAACTTTCTAAAGTATTCAAGGTATTAGGACCTATTTTACCATCTTCTGCAATATCGGGATATCTTTTACCGTTATTATTGAGAAGATTTAAAGCTTTCTGTAAAAATTTAACTGCTGTATAAACACTCATATTTACACCAGTATCAAAAAGCTCATCTGCAATATTTTGGTCATTTATATTGTCGCCTAAAAATGTATTCCAAAAGTTTATCTTATAAAAAGATTTAACCTTATTGTTTAATTCAATGTTGTCATTTAAAATACTAGAAAAATTAGGATCGCTCTTTAAACTGTCTATTATATACCAACCATCCCAATCTGGCCAATATCTCCTAGAAACCCCCATATAAGTTTCTCCACCAAAATCTAAAGGATCGTTAGCATATTTACCTTCATGCCCCATAGTTTTTAAAAATGCTTCTTCAAAATTAGCCATATTGTATCACCTTATAATTGAGCAGCTAATAAACAACCGTTAGCCACTGCTTTCATTGGAAATTCTGCCTTTCTGACTTCGCTTATAGCGAAAGGAAAGTCTAATTGTTCAACCACTGATTTAACCTTATTCTCAAAACCATTAGCCAACACCAAACCGCCAGAAATTACTATAGGAATACTATCTTTTATTATAGGTAATTTTTTCTTATTAACCTCTAATTCATGTATTATATTCTCTATTGTATAAGAAATAACAGAAGAGTAATAAACAGATATAGCTTCCATTATTTGGCCTTTGGGGTTTAATAAATCAACCCCAGCTTCTTTTTCTTTTTGTATAAAACTAGCAGGCAAATCTAAAGCATTGCCTACCGATTGATCTATAAAATCACCGGATTTAGTCATACTAAATTCTACCAACGGATCTCCCTGGTGAATAACACACACATTGCACATACCTGCCCCGTAAGACAAACAAATTCCAGTTAAACCTTCGTCTAATAATTCTGATAGTGCTATGGCAAAGCCCTCATTTATTGCTTGTGAGTGATAGCCCATATTTCTTAAATACATTCCCATCATTTCAGTATGATAAACTATGTCGAAAGTTGTATCTATGGGTTTGGCCGGGACGGAATAAACTATCTTATCCCCCTTTTCACCTATACCTATCAAACTCTCAATTATTAATTTAAGCATTGGGAGAGAATTCTTACTTTTAGGAGATAATATGCCTTTTTGTAAGGGCCTTTCAGCAACATCATTTCTTTCTATAGCTATATCTAGTGCATCTTCACCTACCACTATAAAATCATTACCATCTATTATGTAATTAGCCCCTCTTTTATCAAGACCCATTTTTATACTATTTCTGTTAACTTCTGATTTAGGTACTATTCTATAGAATGCATCTCTTTGCATTTTAAATACAGTATCCCCATCAGCATCAAGCATGGATGCTACTAACATATTTGTACCTATATCCAAACCCTTATTTCCCATAACTAAATACCTCCAAACTATTTACCTAAAAGAGACTTAAGCTTCTTAACTTTATCATCCATCTTCTCTTTTTTATCTGAATTTATATGCTCTTCTTTAACATCTATGTGAGACTCTAATGACTCTACCACACTTTTATCTAATGGATCTATAAATTCAGTTTTTAACTTTGGGCGATCTTTATCCACAGCAACATCTGAAATATTAATATTGCCCTTCAAATACTCTATTAGCTCTTTAGAATTAATACCTAAATTATCTTTTGTATCTACTTGAGTTTTAAGAAAATTTATTATATCATCCTTTGCATCTATAACTACTTTTAAAGAGGTTACATTATTTTTTAAATCTTCAATTTGTTTATTTAAATCAACCTCTATTAATTCGTGTTTTTTTAAATCATTCTCTAAAGAAGCAATTCTCCTTGAATTATCTTTTTTAACTTCCTCAATGGCTTCCTTTACGGCTTTATTTATTTCATCATCAATATTGACTAAATTTTTACTGTTATTATTTTCAATTTTATTTAATAAATCATTAACTTGATTTTGAAGCTGTCTTATAGTATCAGATTCGTTAAACAACTTTTGGGCGCGCATCTGTCTGTCTCTAGGACCATAAGAAACTAAAATCCTACCATCTTTCTTTGTATACTCTTTATCTCCAAATTTATTATAATTTATAGCCATTCTACACCACCAAAGTATTTTTTTTTGTTATTCCCTTTTTGTTTGTACAAAATCTATTATACCATACTTACCGTAGCTCTTTGCTTCTTCAGCAGTAAGATAATTATCTACTCTCATGTCCTCTTTTATTTTTTTAACTGTCTGCCCTGTTAAATCAGAAAAATCCTTAGCCATCTTTTCATACAAAGAATTGACATGTGCATAAGTAGATCTTACATCATGAAACTTACCGCCGGCGCCGCCTGATAACTCATGTATCATAATATTTGTATTAACAAGTGCATGCCTCTTTCCTCTGGTACCAGCCGCCAAAAGAAAACTACCAGCACTCATACAACAACCATAACCTATAGTAACAATATCAGGTTTAATGTAATTCATGGTGTCGAACATAGCATACATAGCATCTATCTCACCACCACGGGTATTTATGTACATATTTATATCAGATGTTTGATCTTTTGATTCAAGAAATAATAATTGAGCCACAACCGAGTCTGCCAGTTCAGAAGTTACTGGGCCGTTAATAAAAATAATTCTGTCCTTCAACAACCTAGAAAACAAATCATGATTTTTCTCTTGTTGACCATCTTTTTCAATAACATACGGTACTCTATTTGTACTAAATTCTGTCATACTCTGTAAATCCTTTCTGTAAATGTTAATATTATCAGCCACAATAGCTAAATTATATTATAAACACTTTGAGAACAATGTCAATAAAAAATATTGGAATTAACAAAATTAATCATTCTTTGTCTTCTAACAGGCTGTCATCATGTAACTCACTCAACATTCTAGTCATGAACGCGCCTAATTCATCGATAGAGGCACTATCTAGTGTCTGCCAATACACAGATATAGGCTTGAGCTCTAAAGTGCTCCAGATGACCAATAGCGGCTTATTATCCCATATTAATGTGTACGAGTTGAAGCCTATACCAGAACTAGTCTTTCTCAAGGACCTCTCTGCTATGTATTCGTCGATAAATTGCATGCTAACTCCTATCTTTTTTAAACATACTCAATATGATTAATACTACACTTTGATTTTGGTACCAGTTGTTTTTTATTTCTACAAGTAGTATTTTCAAAGCTGAATTTTTAAGTATTGATGAAGTTTGTGCAGTTTAATTAAACTTGTTTAATTAAACCTGTTATATATTATATACTGTTATATATTATATATGTGTCCACAATTTGTGTACCTGCTAGTACACACTTTGTGTACCTTGCCTATTTAGACCTCATTTTTTCTAGATTATCTTCAGCTTTTTTCTGGTTATGTTTTATAGCTTTTTCATCAAATTTCTTATGCACATGCAAAAACTCTATATGCTTATCACCTATAAACTTCCAATGCCCAAAGTCGTAGATCTTAATTCTTATTTTACCTATATTCTCATCACAAACTTGTATAACCCCCTCATCTATAAGTTTTGATAAGTGGTTATTAGCTGCTTGTTTCCCTTTATAATTCAATTGTTTAGATAGTTTTTCTTGTGTAAATCTAGCAACCAATCTTTTTTTACCTAAATAATACTTTTTGTATAAATAAGTAGCTATTTTATTTTCCATATCTTGTCTGATTATGTAACTGTATAAATGCCAAAATGTACCAGATCTACTGGTACAATTCCATTTTATGAATTCAGGATTTCTTAAAAACCTTACTGGGGTTATTAGGAATGAATTGGTTATTATTTTGGGGTCTGTATCAATAAGTTTCTGATTAAATATTTCTTCTTCAAGCATAAAATCTTCTTCGTTTTTAAAAATCAAATTGTTAGAATCCATTTAAATCTCCTAAATCTTTTTAATTCTTTGTTAGTATTTCAGGTCCGTTACCTGTTATAACTATTGTATGCTCAAAATGAGCCGACATACTTTTATCTTTTGTAGATACTGTCCAACCATCAGAATATACTATAGTTTCAGTACTCCCAACACATAACATGGGTTCTATGGCAAAAGTCATACCTGATTTTAATAAAAGACCTTCTCCTGGTCTGCCGTAGTTTTGTATATGTGGGTCTTCATGTATATTTCTACCTATACCATGACCACCATAAGATCTAATTATATTAAATCCTTTTGATACAGCATGTTTTTCTATAGCATACGATATATCCCCTAATCTATTACCTGGTATAGCTCTTTTAATACCGCAATATAAGCACTCCTCTGTGGTCTTTACTAAAAGATTATTTATCTTTTTACTTTTAGAACCTATTATTTTTGTAAAGGCCGCATCACTGCAGTAACCATCTTTTTTAACACCAGAATCTATGCTTATCATATCCCCATTTTTTAACTTACAATTATTTGGGAAACCATGTATTATTTCATTATTTTTTGAGCTACAAATAGTATATGGAAATCCATTATAACCTTTAAATACAGGTATAGCATCGTAATCTAATATTATAGATTCCGCTATACGATTTAATTCCATTGTGGTTATTCCTGGTTGTGCGTTTTCGTATAAAGTTGATAAAACTTTAGCTAATATTTTACCGCTTTTACGCATCAATTCTATTTCTTTAACTGATTTTAAAACAACCATTTTTTACATAAACACCCTACTATCGTTAATTATACTCTGGTGCATGTGTTCAGGTGAAAATTTATTACATGAAAGAACTATGTGATCGTCTAATTCCATCGATAATGCTAAACACATAACATGCTCTATAGCTATAGTACCACCATTCTCTAAAGACTCCCTATCTTCATCTGTTAAATCTACTTGCCAATCTTCAAAGTCGTCTGTGTAAAGCGGTATTATAGTTCTTCTTACACAATAAATACAATCCTTGCATAAAGACTCATTAAACTGATCTTCAGTCATGAAATTTACCTCTGGTTTTTTTTATTTAAAAAGCTACAACACCCCCTTGAATATTATTAACCCCTCTGTAAATATGCCCTTTTTATGGCCTCTTCAGTTTTACCTTCGGTTATTTTTCCTTCAGATTTTAACCTTTTAATTTTATTATTAATACTTTCTCTAGATCTATTTGGAAACAAATCCTCTAATTCTTTTGCTGTTTTTGTATAATAATTATCCATTAAAAGACGTTCTTCTGAATAAGTCCATCCTCTTTTCCTTGCCATTTTATAATCCCCCATTAATTTAATTTTCTTTAAAAAATTCCTCCATACTGACTTTAACCCTAGACTTTTTAACCATTTCTCTCATTAAAACAAGTACTTCTGTGTCAACCTTACCTCTCTCTAATGTATCATCTATCCCTTTAAGTAGTTCTTCTTTTTTTCTATCCCACCAAGGAGAATCAAAGTTTTCTAACTCAAAGTAATTGGTCATATTTTACCTCTCCTATAAAATGTGATAAGGACCAAAACACGGTCCTTTATTCATCCAACACCCGTCTTATTATTGACATAAGCTCTATTATAGAATATGGTTTGTATAAAATATTGTCTATATATTTTGGATCTATATTTAATTCCAAATAACCAGTTGACAGTATCAATTTAACATCTTTAAAGCACTCTATTATGCTTTCTACACACTCAAATCCAGATATGTCTGGTAGTTTTACATCTAAAACAACTATATCTATTATTTCAGGATTTTTACAAAAAATTTCTATAGCTGTTTTACCTTTTTTTGCTACAATAACTTTGTAACCAAATGCCTCCAACATAGGTGAGTATAATTTACAAATTTGTTTATTATCATCTACAAACAATATAGTCTCGCCCCTACCCAAAATATCCTTCCTATCTGAAAATTTCATATCTTTAGGCTCTATTTCTAACATTTGGTTTATTAGATGCTTTCCTTCATGTATAGCATCATATATCGAAGTAACATCTTCCCAAACAGCAGAAGTAAAGCCTTTTTTTGTTATTAATTTTTCAATATTGCCTTGTATTACTTGAAAAATTTCGTATAGAGAATGAGCTATATCGATATATAGTTTTTTATCTTTCAATGACATGTTTACCACCAATTAAGTTATTAAATGATAGATTAAAAATTTATCTATCTCTAAAATAATTTAGGTTAGTTTATTTTTACTCCATTTAAAAGTTTTATTTTTATACTCCAAATAAATATATACATTATTATTAACTACAGTTTGTAATTTGTCAATTGCGAATGTACCATCTTTAAGTTCGTGCTTGAATAAAGGTACGAATTCAGATTCAACTTTTTCTAACTTATACATGGTAGACTTGTGTATAACTAATCCGCTACTTTTATTACAACCTATTGGTTTATCGTGTTTAGTGTAAGCATGATATACACTGTTTTTATTTATAAAATCTATAGCTTTATTTGGTAAACCAATTATAATCATCATCAGTTTCCGCGAGAAACCCCGTCCTTCAGGGTGGGGAGGGATAGCGCATCGTGCTTGGCACGATCACGCGGCCTTGCTCGCGTCCTCCTGTATGGGTTTGGGTTGAAAGGTATAGCCATAGCCATCCGCTCTTTGCAGCAGACGACAGTGGCGGTATGAAATGCCCTGAACCACACCCTCTCGGGTCTGGATGTTGAAGCTGCCGGTGGTGCGAATGGCTACGCGGCCCTGGTAGGTGCCTGCCTTCTTGCCGGTCGGCACCTGCGCCTGAACCAAGTCCCCGGTCTTAAATCCCTTCACCTGCTTTTGCCGCATCAGGTAGCCACGGGGAAAGCCAAAGCGGTTGAGCCGTGTGCGCTGATAACTGCCCCGGCCCGTGGTCCGCACCGTCAATGTGGGTACGTTCCAGTGGGTGACGGCGGCAACTATCCCGACACACGCCGCATCGAGGGCATGGGTCTTGGGGATGCCCAACCACTGCCGGTTGAATTTGGTGCGGCCACCGCTGCCGGTCATCACGGGCAGGCCCGTGGCCTGAAGCTGTTGAAACAGTGCCCAGCGCGTGCTGTTGACGGCAGCAGCATCCTTGAGGGGGGCGCGGGCCTGCCCCTTGATCCGTTGCAGGCGCTTGGGATCATCGGCCAAAAAGGCTTCCACGGGCTGATTCCCCTTGGCCTGATTGCACGGGCGGCAGGCCAGGGTCAGATTGTTCACCCGATCCGATCCGCCCCGGCTTTTGGGGTGAATATGGTCGATTTCCAGGGGCACGTTCCTGGCCCCGCAGTAGGCGCAGCACCGTTGCCACTTCTCCAGCAGGTATTCGCGCACCTCGTATCCTTGCAATGTCCCTTGCTGATACTCGACGCCGCTGATCTTGGGATTTTCCATCGCCTGCATATCGAACCGGACCAGTTCCATGTCGATGGCTGTCACCGGGGCCAGTCGGCACAATCGTACCACCCAGGCCATCGTGGTATCGACCCGGTGTTGCAGGCTCGGGGCCAACCAGCCCCGAGGCCGGGTCCGGTTGTCGAACCGGGGTGCCCGGTGGCGCAACTGTTCCCGCCGCCGCCGACGAAAGGCCCGGCGCTGGGTCAATGTGTCCTTGATGTGCTGCCCGCGATGTTCCACCTCCATCAGCATCAAGACCTGTTGCCGCTCCGGGTCGGCATCGTCCTCGCGGATCACAGTGACCCCGGTGGCCTTGCTGCCGGGGTCCAGCTTGATTCGTACCGGCTGCAAGGTGGAGGTCTCCACCGTGCGATCCCTCAGCCGGATCGTGAACGGACGCATCTTGTGAACCACGGCTCGTCCTCGACCCAGCAGCAATCGTGCGCGTTTCTCCGAACACGGCATCAGGGGCTTTTTCCGCTTGTCCAGTACCAGAACGGCCATTATCTACCTCCAAAAATAGAACCTTACGGTTCCGGTAACGCGGGGCTTTTGCCCCGTCTCCCCTCGGGAATGTCTGCAACCGGCTCCCGCCTTGCGGCGGCGGCCAGAACCTTCGGCGTTTTACCTTTCGCCAGCATGATCCCAGCCTTTCAGGGCGACGAACTGAGGAAGCATTCGTCGGTGAGTCTTAACGACCTGTTGCAAACGTAGCGGGCTTTCACCGCTCTCCCTGGTCAACCCAGCCTGCTTTCACAAGCTCCCGCCTTCAGGCGGGGGTAGTTGACTCCAACTCCAAATAATCAATAGTAATTTCATAATACATTTTACAATTTTTGTTTTTTTCGTCTGTTACACATGTTGTGCAATCCCCAACTCCCTCAACCATTGGTCTTTCTTTAGGCCTTATAAACTGTCTTAAACACATCTTATGTGCTGCTATTTTTTAACTCCATATCATGTATCTCATCTTTTGTGGCACATTTAGGGCATATATCCAACCAAACTACATGTAACCCACTCTTATATTTATTTTTTGCTTTTGGTTTATAAAGCCATTGAGAATTGTTACATCTAATACAGTAAAATAATAACCAATCATCTGAAGTTAAAGCTTCTACACATTCTTCACAAATTGGTATTCTTAATTCTGCATCGATTAAATTAAACTCTCTATTTCCTAAATTCTGACATAGATAATCCACAGCTCTTGGATTGTCGTCAAAAGCTATACCATGGTTGAGTTGGCATTTTGAGTCTTCTATTTCTAAATTAGCCATAGATGCTAATAAATTTAAATCATTATTGAAAGCCTCCAGATCCATTATTAACCTCTTTTAAAATAAATTTTGTTTCCATGTTTACCATTGATAGAACCTTTTGTACAATAATATTTACCGCTTCATAATTTCCAGGTATAATCTCAAAGCCTATTTTATGCTCTAATAATAACTCTTTTATTACAACATCTAGTTCTTTAGCCTCGTGTTCTGTTTGATTTCTTCCAGCCGGATTATAATGCTTAAGTCTTTTTAAATAAAAGTTTAAATTATTAAAACTATTAAAAGTGTCTATTATAGTTTCATAAAAACAATTAGGCCAATTTTTACCTAAATATACACCATATACTTTGCTTAATATTAAAGGAGAGTCCGTAACTATTATATCTACTGAATCACGGACTCTCCACATTCTGTGGTACTGTTCACCGAATACATAGTATTGATTCTCTAGTTTTTTTAAACTTTTTTCCCATGTTAAATCTTTTGCATATTCAGTTACAAGTTCGCAATTTAAACTGTGTAATTTAAGTAAATTAAAAACTCCTGCTGCAGTGGTACTTTTACCACAAGATGGCCCACCAAATAAATTTATAACTATTGGTTCATTTACTATCATTTAATAGTATCCTTTTCCTTTATAAAAAGCTTTATTTATCTATATTATATAAAGTAACAACATCTTCGTAATCTCCAGATGTATCATTTTTAGCCATTAATAAAAACTTATCATAGAAGTATACACCAGCTACTTTTTCACCAAGATCAAAATCATATGAAAGTTTATTAGCCCATGTATCAGTAAGTATATTATATTCCCATACATCATTTGCAATACCAGAAGCAGTGGTTCCTCCTACTATATACATAAAGTTATCTATCATAAATGCAAAATGTCCGCTTCTAGGTGTGGCCCCGCTGGTTCTTTGTGTCCAAGTATTAGTGTCCAAATCGTATCTGTAAATAGTGTTAGTATATTCTGAACCATTATAACCACCAAATACAAATAAATAATCATTAAAATATGAATGATAACCTACTATTGAGGTTCCCTGTGCATAATCCCAATCACTTATAGATGTTTTTTGAGTCCAAGAACCGCTGCTATATTCCCATAAATCAGTTAACATAGTTGATGAATCACCCACACCTGAAAAAATATATATTTTTCCTTCAAGAACACACATTGCTGGACCGGATCTACCACCTGGTCCAGTACTTAAAGTTGACCATGTACTTCCATTAAAAGAATTGAAATCGTTTAGTACTCCAGTTGCTGTTTCACCACCAAACATATACACTGTACTATAATCATAACCAACAGAATTTAACATACCTGGATTATATCTACCTGTAAGTGAATTACTTATGGAAGCCGTCACTTCCCCAGATGTTGGATCTATACTTTTAAATGTGTTATTAAAAGAAGAATCACCAAAAGTATAAATTTTTGAAACCCCCCCTGAAGATCTCACGGCTAATCTAGATTCTGGTATAAAACCAGTTCCAGAGTAAGTTATTACACTATCGAAAGGTTTATCCCAGCCTATAGCATTTAATTCCATGGTTACTTTAAATTTAGTAGGGTATGTATTATTAGCTATCAATGTGTCCAACCATTCAGTTCTAGCATGTAATGATGGTAATGGATTACTACTTAAATTCGTACACTGCCATTTTTCCCCTGTCCATACAGAATCGTTAAAAGCATACCAATAATCAGTATTAAATGTTGTAACCCATTCACCTGTCCCAATAGTTGGAAAGTACATCTCTATATTAGTAATAGAAGTTACTATGTTATAAGAAGTAGGCAGTTCTGAAGCTGGTATCCAACAAAACCAATATGGCAGTTGATCGTCATACCATAATTCTATCTCATTACCATTTCTATATTTTATTGCATCATCATTTAACAGGCTATGCCCAGCATTTTTCAACCAAACAGTAAATGGGTCTTGTTCTGGTCCATATACTGCTTCTGGATCGGATCTAGTTATAAATTCTATTTTTGTAATAGCCCAACCTGTAGCGCTACTGTCAGACCAAATGTAAAAACCACCTATTTTAATAGCATCTGACTCCCAAACTAAATTATAGTATTTAAACATATCATATAGGGATAATTCTTCACCACTTATAAACGATACACTATTTAATAAATTTGGTCTAGTATACATACCATCTACCAATACACTATCCATATATAAAGAAACTATTAAATCCCCAGGATCATTTTCTATAGTAAATTTTACAGCATGTGGTTGAAAATTTTGATTCCAGGTTGCACCCTCTGTTACTGATAAGTCTATTTCGTAAGGTTCGTCCACATGTGGAGTATATTTAGTTCCATCCCAATCTGCCCAACCATCATCAGGAGTCCAGTAATCTAAACCGTAATAATCATCTACCCACTCATCTACACCGCCGTTTCCACCACCAGAGATAGTTGCTACTGGTATACCACAGATTTTTGCTATATTACTTATACCTATAAATTGTATTTTGTTATTAATAGTACTTTGGCTTAGCTTTAAAAATTTTTTTAATGTTAACATTTTTTAAACCCCCCTTAAGAAGCAGCGAGAGTTACTGTTGTATTAGTAGGAACAAAATACAATATATTAGTGTCATAGGCAAAACCTACTATTTGAAATACATCATCTTCTCCTGCCGGGGCTGTTTGAGTAAAAACCCCAGTATCTGTACTAACATAAACTAAACCCTTGGTAAAACTCCAAGCATCATTTCTTATAAAACCTTTAAGAAATACTTTTTTAGTACCGGTACCAGCTTCTAATGCTATTGCACTACATGGCATTGTAGCTTCTGCATCAGCATCAGCATTTACATAACCATCTGCTGTCCAACACAGTGCTGCAAATTCACCTACACTGTTTGTGTTTACCAACATATCTGCAGTTTTACCACTATACTGCCCAGAGACTGCTAAATTAGGGTTAAGATTTAGTTGATCTTTAAAGTCTGAATATTTTGACATTTATGTTACTCTCCTTAATTTAATTTTTTATTCCAAAGTTTTATCTTGTAACATTTCTGCTATCTCTATTATATCACTTCTATAAGAGTTGTGAAGTTCTATATGTGCTAGAGATTTATGAGGTAAAGACCTTAATAATTTTAATAAACCAGATTCAGAAGGCTTCACTACATCATAAGTTTGCTTTAAATCACCTAATAAAATAAGTTTGCCCCCCTTTCCAGGTCTAGACAAAACCATAGACAGTGTATTTACATCCAAAAGCTGAACTTCATCCACCATGAGTATGTCACCATCTAATAGCGACATACCTTGAATACAATTAACTGGTATGGTTTCAAATTTTTCTTTAAACAATCTATCTCTTACATGATCATATGTTATACCAGCATGTATTTGACCTCTTGTATTAGCATACATATAATACATTGCTGACATAATGCCTGAAACCCAATCAGACATTTTATCATCAGCAGAGCCCGGTAAAAAGCCTATATCGTATTTTTTATTTATGCCTATAGGTGGTCTGGTTATAAAAGTCTTTCTTTTACTATTTGTTATAGAAAAGGCGGTACCAATTAGTGACTTACCTGAGCCCCAACAACCTGTTAATAACACATTTGGGGCTTTTCTTAAAGCATAAAAAGCACAAATTTGATATATATCTCTAGCTTTTATTCGTGTTTCTTCAGCCTTTATTTCTCTATATTCAGATTTATTGTCTATTCTATCAAAACATTCATCTATAGGATTATGTGCATACATAATTACATTATTAAGCTCTTCATTCGATTTAATAATTACAAAAAACCATGCTTCTTTGTTTAAGTCATTGAAATGTTTAAGTAATTTTTCAAAGAACCAAATATAATCCAAACCATCTATTTTATTTCCATAACTAAAGGTATCTACTTCTATCAGGTTAAATAATTCTTCAGTAGTTAAAAATTTGTATGGCTTAAATAAATTATTCAATATCACATCATATACTTTTGTTTCTAAACCTTTTGATTCTGCTATTATAGACATCGATATGTCTTTTGTAGCTATAGTAGCATTCTCATATAAAGCAGCTTTTATTATAAAATCATCATTTTTAGACAAAGTATCTTCTAAAACATTGAATTTTAATTTTTCTGGGTATTCTTTTCTGAATTCTCTTATTGCAGTTATAGCTGCACGAGCACTATAAGATGTATCAGGTTTAAATTTATGTTCATCTAATTCTTTTAGTACTGTTACTGGTATTATTACTGTTTCATATTCTTTAGAGAGTTTATACAAAATTTTAGAATCATCAAGAAATAAGTTTGTGTCCACCAAAACAGACTTTTTAAGCATATATAAATTTTCCCCTTACTGTAAATTTATTTTTAAATCAAACTCTTTTTTAATTTTTAGCAATGCTTCGGCATTACCCACCGCATCATCTAAAGCATTATGAGTATGTTTTGTTTCTCTTAAGTGTTTGAAATTTCTATATGTATTTTTTATTAAACCTTTATAAAGACTCCCTAAATTGGTTGAACTCCAACCAAATGGATTAGTCCCCAAGAAATGCCAAAAATACCAATTTACAAATTGCCAATCGAATCCGTTATTATCGGATATAAACATTGGCTTACCTATACTTTTATTTATAAGCCAATTATAAAAATTATTCATTACAATTTTAGGCTCTGGGAATTCCAGTACTTCTGCTCTATTAAAACCACATACTTCCATAGCTCCCGATTCCCAGTTATCAGATATTGGCCGCATAACACCGTAAAACCTATCCTCTAAAGAAGGTCTTACAATTACAGCGCCTATACTTAACATAGAGTAGTCGTTTTCACCTGGAATAGGACCATCCGATTCTATATCTACCATAACCCAACTCATTTTTTATTTCCTTTATATTTTTCCATGTTGTTTAACAAGAAGTTTTTAAACGGACTCCTTCCAATATTTCCTTGGATTCGGAATTTAATCCGTTAAAAATCCATTGATTTGCTTCTTCCTCGGTAGTAGCATCACCTAAAGCAAAGGCGGCTTCTTTAGATAAGATTAAATATTGAATATTTTCATCTAAATTAAATAAATCTTCATGAGCAACTATGTATGGTTCACCTCTAATTACCATACCTATTGCCAATCTATTGTTTTCTATATCAAGTATATCTTGTAATAAATTAAATTCTTTCTCGCTTACTATAGTGATGTCTACACTAATACTTTCGTCCATCTTATATTTCCCTAATATTTAGAATTAAACATATTTTTAAAGTTCAGATGATAAGTTTTTACTTTGTCTCTTTTGTTTAGTGAGTTTGAATATTCTAACCAAGCTACTCATATCTGAACTTTAAAATCTAACTAATATCGATTTCTTCTTCCTAAAGAATAATCGATTTAGTACGATTCTATAATATTAAAGGTTTGTTTATTCCGGTATCTTTATATTATACATTTTCATTATTTTACCAGCATCATCATAAGAAAGCTCATTTAAATGATCTGGTATATTTTCCAAGCCGGCCTTTTCTGCCACCTTTTGAAAGGTTTCTCCAGTAAATTCAAATATTTGTGCGATAGCTTCTGTTTGTTTTTGGTTTATTTTCATTTCTAATCTCCTTTTAAATCTTTTATTATTTCTTTAAGATAGTTTACTCTCAAAGATAATTCATTTATTATCTCTATGTTTCTTAAATTTTGCATTCGTTCTATCAATAATGCCTTTATTAGTTTATCTATTGTATTAGCATCCACAGATCTTAAAGAGGTGGTTTCATCCTCTTCATAGTACTTTAAAGAGTCTTCATAAATAAACTCTAAATACTCCCTTAATTCTTTTCTTTGACTCTCATCAAATTTTTTGGATGGCCAGCCCAGTTCTTTATTTTTGTCGTAAAAATATTCCAGACACATTGATAATGTATTAATCAATAGATTTTCTCTAGCGAAAAATTCAATTATACTAGGATTATTATTTTTATTGTCGTCTGTCATTTATAATTTTAAAGTCCCATCTCTTCTTTTACTTTTTCTATACCGCTGGCATCTAAAATTTCGTCTAAAGCAGACATATCTGGCTCATATGGTACTGCTTCTGTGAGCTCATACTTCTCATAAAACTTCTCAAAGTTTTTCTTTTCCAAAGCAAAAACCAAACCGTCGAATATGTTTTGTAATATAACATCATTTTTATTTTTCTTACTGATACCTATTACTCTTACAATATTTTCTTTGCTACTTCCTATGTTTTGTTTGTAATACATTTTATCTCCTATATTACTCATCGAATTTTATCTCCTATATTACTCATCGAAAATATTACATACCATTTCATGTAGTTTAGTTAAAAAGGTATCTAAATTTTGTCGCATTGTTAGTGGGTCCTTAAATAAACCTATATCATAATAAATTTCTAATAATTGTATATGAGCTGTTTTCCTATCCTCGTTATCATTACCAAAATAATATTCATCGTAAAATTGTTCTATTTTACGTTTAATGGTTATAAAAAGTATGTCTGGTGGTGTGTGTTCTACCATATATTTTTTCCGCCGGCGCTATAATTTTTTTTTGTTTTTTCTATCCTTTACTATCGAGTGAGCACTCATTTTTTAAAAATAATCAAGTATCAATATTTAAGCGACCACGATAGTTTTTAGTCTTTACTTAATTCTATAAGTTCCTCTACATCTTTATTTGTCCATTTAAACGATACCTTGTCATTTGCATCTTTTAGACATAAACATGGTTTACCATATATAGTAGTGTCTTCATCTACAACTTCTTTAACATTTGTTCCATCATTTAATATATATCTAAATAATGGTAGTGTTGTTTCATCATAATCAAAGAAATCATAAACAAAAGCAGGTATTGTCTTATTGTCTACCAATACACCACAAATTATGGGATTTTCAACTTCTCCTAACAAATCAGAAATTATTATACCAAATCTACTATTGGGGTCTTCATACTCGTCTGCTTCACCAGCCAAGTCTTCTATTTCACACCAGTAACCCACTGACAGCAAGTATTCTACTGCTCGTCTGTTTAAACCTATAAAAGGTGCATTTATTTTTTTAATTGAAATCATATCTTCTCCTATATAATATTGTTTATATAACTAAATTGGTGTCCCTCAACTAAAGTAGTGTTCCTCAACTAAAGTAGTGGCTCTCAACTAAAGTAGTGTCCTTCCCTTTGTTCAGTACTCAACTAAAGTGGTGTTCCTCAACTAAAGTAGTGTCCCTCAACTAAAGTAGTGTAAAGTCAAGTAACAAGCCTCTTTTGGTGTTTTTACCCAGGTTGTAACTGCTTCCTGTACAAAAGGATGTTTACATTGTATAGCCTCGTTAGGATCACCGTCAAATATACCTATAACTGTCTTTTCTGGCATAGTGTAGTACCAAGCTAATTCAAAAAAAGAACCTAAAATTGGTTTTTCTTCATCTTGACATCCTCCCCTCCCTAAAGGAAGGGGATTCCCGGAATCGCTACCGGGAGCTTTCTGCTTCAACGAGAATAGCCAATGTCTCAAAGAGACACAGGGTTTACATTCTCTCCACAGACTGTAACGGCAAGCCCTGCCGCCAATATGTTTCTGGCCGCGTTTATGTCGCGGTCATGGTAGGTATTGCACTCAGGACATGTCCACTGTCTTTTGGAAAGTGGCATCCTGGCTTCTATGTGTCCGCAGTTCGAGCAGCGTTTGCTCGATGGGTACCATCGGTCTATTCTTATCAGCTCGCGCCCGTACCAGTGGGCTTTGTACTCAAGCTGTCGCAGAAATTCCGACCAGCTTGCGTCTGAGATGGACTTGGATAGATGACGGTTTTTCTGCATGTTCTTTACCGACAGTGTTTCAACCGCGATAGCTTGGTTCTCGCGTATCAAACGGGTTGAAAGCTTATGCAGAAAATCCCTGCGTGTGTCTGCGATCTTTGCATGTAAACGCGCTACTTTCTTGCGTGCTTTGGTGCGGTTGCTTGAGCCTTTTTGCTTTTTGCTCAAGCGGCGCTGCAGCACACCCAAGCGCTTTTCATATCTGCGTAAGGTATTGGGTGCGGCAACCTTTTCGCCATTTGAGAGCACGGCAAAATGGCTCAAGCCAAGGTCGATACCGACCTTGCTCTTGACCGCAGGCTTTGGCGCTACGCAGTCATCGCACAGAAGCGATACGAAGTATCTGCCTGCAGGGTCTTTGCTTACGCTGACGGTGGATACCTTCGCTGCCTTGGGGATGGTGCGCGACCAGCGAATGTTAAGCGGTTCTTTCATCTTTGCAAGATAGAGAACCTTACCATCCCAGCGAAACGCGCTCGCAGCATAGGTCGCGCTCTGGCGTCCGTGCTTGGACTTGAACGAAGGATACTGCGCTCGCCTTGCAAAGAAGTTATTGAACGCAGTCTGCAGGTGGCGAAGCGCCTGCTGGATCGGGACAGAAGACACATCCCCGAGCCAGGCGTACTGCGGATCTTTCTTGAGCGCAGTAAGCAAAGAAGATGTGTCGTGGTATCCGACCTTTTCACTGCGCTGAAACCATGCGTCAGTACGCACACGCAGCATGTAGTTGTATACAAAGCGAGCACACCCGAACGTCTGTGCAAGAACCTGCTCCTGCTCAGATGTGGGGTAGAATCGAAATTTATATGCTCGCTTGATATTCATAGTTTACATGATATATTATTTGCGTGTAAACTGCAAGTATTTAGAACCTCAAAACCAAAACCATGACTGCTACCGCAGTCAGCACCTTATATCCCCGTCCTGAAGGACCGGGTTTTACGGTGCGGGTGGATAAATGGAGCAAAAACTATACTTGGTAACAAGTATATTATTATAGGCCAACCCCAACTTTTACCGCTGTTATAAATATCTATAGTATAAATTGTTCCTACACACAAGCACATAATAAAGTATAATAAATATATAATTATATTAAAACCCATCCATAAACCCCCTTATTTTATTTTACATCACCATTAATTTTTATTTTTTCATCCTCATAAGGCCCTAACAGTCTTCTGCCTATTTCAACAGCACACTCCATTAGCTCCGCTCTGTAATTTTTAGCTACATTATAACTCATTTTAAAATTTTTAACAAAATAAGAATATAGTATGTAATTTAAATCACCATCTGCTTTAACATTGAAGTATGTCATTAGATCAACAACCTTATCCAAGTCTTCTCTTTTTTCTCTATTTATATATGGCATAATTGTAACTCCGCTTTAGCTCCGTTGTTAAATCCTTATCAACTCCGTTGTTAAATCCTTATCAACTCCGTTGTTAAATCCTTATCAACTCCGTTGTTAAATCCTTATCAACTCCGTTGTTAAATCCTTATCAGTTATGGTAGATATAATTGTATAAATATGGTTATAGTTATGTATAGTGTTATGTTATGATATATTATTATTATTGTGTACCGCTATACTAACTATTGTATACTATGTTATACTTGTATATTAACTATGGTATACTTGTGTATTAACTATGGTATACTATTGTTGTATACTACTATGGTATACTATACTACTAAACAGCCTCTTCAAATTCTGGGCACTCCATGATAGGAAGCACCAAATTTTGTAATTTAGACAGAGAATTAACAGTGTTGTATATGTTACAGCTATGCTCACCAACCATAGGGCTGGGGTTAAACTTAATACAAGCCCAACAAAGACTGTATTCTCTGGCTTTATCCTTAAGATCTGATCTGACCCATACTTTCTGCCCGTTTCCATAATGTTTGTATTTGATGTATTTATCATCCAAGCCTTGTTACCTCTCATTTATCATGGTTGTTATTTTTAAAAAAGCCTGTATATATTTAAGATAAGTCTATTATAAGCATAATTATAGTTTTGTCAAGTTCTTTATAAAAAAATATTACTTGATCATGGTCATTAGTTTAGCAGCCACCCGAAATAAATTTTGGGCATCCATTATTATCGTGGTCGAACTTAATTTTTTACATAAAAATATCGTGTGTGGGACCCATATATATGAGTGTTTATATTTATCTAATACATTTATTTATAGCCCCCCTCTCACCTGAAAGGAGGGCTCGCTTCGCTCGCCTGAATATACCCTCAACCCACAGCCCAAATGGACAAAGGAGGCTACAATGAAGCTGAGTGAAAGAATGTTGGCTCTTGGCTGGTCGATCCGTCGAGTCGGTACTTCTTGGTGGGTTCGACCCACTGGCTGTGTGTTCGCTATCTTCACCTACGATGCGGCACAAGGCTTTGACAACTATCCGGCAGTGGAGTTGATGTTGGAGCTCCACGAGGCCCTTAATGGATTCGACTGGCATTACCAGTATTCGGACGATATTAAGGTCCGAACGGCTGGACAGGAGCATGCAGATGAGGTTAGGCGGATAGCAGATACTTTACACTGCTATCTACCGAGCTTCGGCAGTGCCGAATTTATGGCATTAATGCGGTATTACACCGCAAAACAATCTTAACACAAGGAGGTCTGCGGGGGAGTCGGACTTGTTCCGATTCCCCCATTTTTTTGACAGGAATAATCCTGTCGCAACTTCATCACCCTTGAGACAAAGAAGGAGGATACTATGGACTCTATCATGATTAGTGAAATTGATGAATTGGTTGCTGACAATCTCATTCTGATGAAGGATGGGCTTGTCCGAATCGTGTCTCCTGAGCTGTTTCAGGAGGTTGCTGCTATCTGGAGAGAGTACAACTCTTTTCGGGTAGCATAACCCCACACATGGGGGTAAGGAGCCGAGCTGGTTCCTTGCCCCCATTTTTTTGGCAGAATAAGCTGCCACCCAACCAAGGGTCCCTGGTACAACAGCCAATGCACAGGAGGTGCTGCGATGGAAGCCAAGAGTTATCTGGTTACCACGCACGCTCTGCTGTACACCGGCCCCAAAGGCCAAGTCGTTACGATGGTGCTGTTCTATGCCACTGACGACGAGGCTGCTGGGAAGGTAGCGCGTGCTTATGTACGCACTGCCGTGGCAGCTTCCCGTAATACACAGGAAGTCCTGCACAAGGATAAGTTCCGCCTTGTGCGCCACCCGGTGGACAGCCGCAAGCCCCGTAAGTAGGGGAGAGCGGTGGCTGATAGGGTGGTACCTATCGGGGTGTAGCGAGCCTGGCAACAGAAATCGCTGGGGGTAGAGGCTTCGGTCCTTGCCCCCATTTTTCTGACAGGATTAGCGGAGCGGCTCTGTCATCAACTTCAAGGCACCTCTCTTCCCGCCCGATGATGTGTCCCTTCCACGGCCTGAAAAGGCAAAGGAGGCTACAATGGCACTGTCACACAAGAATCAGGCGACTAAGGCTCTCGATGCAGTTAACGCGGACCTGCTGACCTGGGGCAAAGACGGTAAGAATGTTTGTGTCGTCAACTGCCCAGTCTGTGGAGGACAGCGGACTGCCTGGTTGGGGAAGGCAAGGGGAGCTAAACTGGCAAGTCACATGGTCTGTATGAACAAGGGCTGTCCAGCGAAAAGGGAGGCCATCAAAGTCCGGAATGAGAAGGGGGTTAAATTCGTTCTGGATGATTAGCACCTTGGGGGTAAGGAGCCGAGCTGGTTCCTTGCCCCCATTTTTTTTGACAGGAATAATCCTGTCGCAACTTCACCGCCCATTGGGCAAAGGCAAAGGAGGCTATCGCTATGATGATGTTCTTGTGGGTAACTGAACAGGCCCGTGCTGGTAAGTGCCAGCCGGGTAAGACCTGGCAAATCGCAGAGATTCTGTTGACCCAGATTTCCGTAAACAGAGGCAGGAGCTGTGCCATAAAACTTATGGAGGTGTCGAATGAACAAAATTAAGAATATTTTGTTGATTCTGGCTATCTTGCTTTGTTTCGCAATAGCCGGATACATTGAGGACCCCAATGATTACCGCCCCAACAACCACCCGGAGGACTACTACATCATTGAGGAGGTGAAGTAGTATGTCTTCACACGACCATTCCAACTATGAGAACACGACCCTTCGTCGTTGGAGGATAGTCAGGGATGTAATCAACAAGATGCCTGACACCGACGAAAAGACGGAGATAATAAACCAAATTGAGAGATTAACAAAGAAGGAGGTATGAAAATGAAAGGTATAGTCGTATACACACCTGTTAAGTCCCCCAACAAACCCTTCCTCATCGATGGTAAGTATTACAACCGCGATGAGGCCGCTGCTCTTGGCTTCGACATCGGTTGCCACAATGCCATAATGATGTATGGCTGGATGGCAGACACTGAGGTCGTAGATAACGGTGACGGCAGTGCCTCCTTTAAGGGGGCATTGGTAGGTATGGGGTTTTAATAATAATGCAGAATGGCCCCGCATCTTGCGGGGTTAATGCAGCCAGTGGCGGTCATAAGCCCGCATTATCAATATCAACACATAAAGGAGGTAGTTATGAAGCCCCGTTTCTTTAACAAAAGCAGCTTCATGGATAGAATTGAAGCACAGGGCTGGCACTTCACCCAGACGATTCGGTGCTCGCACGGTCACATCGAGATGTGCTACACCAACTGGAACTTCCCCGGTCTGGTGTGGCACGAGGACTGTTGCGGTTATTGGGTCCTGGAAAGGGCTGAATTGCGGCCCATTACCGTGTACGAACTGCGGGTTTTCTGATTGACTCATGGGGGCTCGGTCCTTGCCCCCATTTTTCTGACAGGAATAATCCTGTTACAACTTCACCGCCCATCTGGGCAAAGGAGGTAATATGAAGGTGGTGTGCTGTGTTTGTAAGAAGGTCATTGGGGAAAAACCAGGAGACGATAAGTTGGTGTCGCATGGGTACTGTGATGCCTGTGCGGCAGTGGTCAAAGAAGAACTTAAACAATTGAGGAGGGAAATGGCTAATGTCACCAGAAATGCTCATTGATTATGAGGGACTACTCGTTGATTATGAGGCAGTACTAACCAACGAAGAGCACACCCCTCTCAATCAAGAACAAGTGGATGTGTCTGAAGCTGATCCTGTGCCAGGCCTTGATTACTAACAACACACAAACCAAAGGAGACGAACAATGTTTGAACATCTTAAAGGCTCGATAGAGGTTCTACCAGTCGGTATTAACAGCTACCTCATCAAAAGACCGGCTTACACCCCCGAGCCGGTTAACACCGAGAAGTACCAAAGGTTGGCCGCCAAGCTGTTCAAAGAGGGTGATAAGAAAGGGGCAGAGGATATAATCCTCAGCCTTGCCCTTGAGGGGAGCATAACCGTGGCAAGATTCAGCAGTTTGGTGGAGCAAATGAAATAGTAGCATGGGGGCGGGGACTTTGTTCCTCGCCCCCATTTTTTTGACAGGAATAGTCCTGTTACAACCAACCATTTCATAGAGGAGGTGTATCATGGCAGACAACATTCGTTTCGTAGTAGGCGACAAAGTTAAGTTCAACCTCACCCCCCGTGCTGACTTCCACAAGGGGAACCACTTCATCGGTGTCATTGTGGGGATTAAGGCCGCAATCTTCAGTGTGGTCATTAAACCCAGTGCTTCGAGTTCAGTTAAGCTGAGCAGTATGCTCAACAGCGGGGGGCTCATCACTGTCCAGTTCCGGTGCTGCCGTATTTACAACCAGGAATTGGCCAAAGCATTGAGGGCCGAGATGCACCAGAAGAAGCTCAATGCTGCCTCCAAAGCCCAAATCAAAAGGGTCAAGAGCAAGAAGGGGTGGGCATACTCCGGCGGAAAGCTGTAATTACTAACTCATTACGGGGCGGGGACTTTGTTCCTCGCCCCCATTTTTTTGACCGTCGTCACCGCCAGCATCGCTGGCACAGGCGACTAAAACGGCCCAGAAAGGGGGTGACCAGATGGGGCCTTGTCGCATTGACGGTTATACTGATATCTACATCCCTCTTCATGCTATTTATGGTAGTACATACCATACATGGCAGGCTCTTCGGAGCACCGAGGTTCCGAGGCGATGAACCGTTTTGCTGGTTCATTGCTACAGGTTCCTCGCACTTAGAGGGCACCCGCTTGGCTCGCTCGCTTCGCTCGCTCGCATTCCTCGCCCCCGAGTAATGCGATCGTATCCGTTCTACACCTTCGCCCCAATCCTGTAGTTCGCTTCGCTGCAGTTAGTTCGCATTGCTACAAAGTAAAGTTCGCTTCGCTGCAAAGTTCGCTTCGCTCACAGTTCCTCTTTCCAGTCTTTTCGAGACTTTTTGTGGTTTTTCATAAAAGCAGTCTTCGACAGAAAAGCTTATCCTAAACTCACCGCCTATCCAGGCACAGACAAGGAGGTTTACCATGAAACAGCAGTTGGCAGGCAAAGTGGAGCTCCAGAACACGGAGTATATCCACCCGAAGTTCGAGGCTCTCATTGGTGTCATGTTGACCATGAAAACACTCAATGGAAAACATCCGTCCTATGCTTTGCGGCGGGTCATTTTCAACATTGACGACACCCCGGCAGATTCTCTGGCGATGTATTATGCCGGAAACGAAACCGTAGAATTCAACCTCAAACGGATATTCTACACCTCGTTGAAGATTGTTTCCTGGGAATCGACGAGCATGAATATCTCCGCAACCATCTGGTACGGGCTGATCGAAGCCATGTTCCATGAAATGCATCATGCATGGATGTGGTCTGAAGAGCCGGCATGGATGGAGGAAAATTTCGGTGGCGAGGCGGAAACAATCGCCCAAGCATGGGCTCGTGAAATGTTGACTGAACTCGCCGTCGAAACAGACATTGAGCCACCGTCCATCAATGAGATGCCGTTCTTCAAAGATCTCTGGGCGGAAGAGGTCAACACCTACGATATGCAGGCGGTGGTTCAGCGGCAAATCAAGATGATTGCCAACGGGCATATCTATCGGGACCCACGGCTCAATATCCAACTGACTAATCTGCGGGAATATGTGCAGATTACCAGCGGGTACAAAGACGACCCCCGTTGGAGAAAAGCGGCGAAGCCAATCGAAATGCTGCGAAAAGTAGCAGCTGCAGCTACCGAAAAACCCGCCGCTAACATGCCGCCTTCGCCGCCGGTAATCAAAGCAGAGCATCTGGAACAAACAGCCCCGCAAACAAGCTCGGTAAGTCACGAACTTACAGAAGAGCTGGACCAAGCGGAGAGAGATGCCCTGATGTATGCCGAGGCGATGGACGATGCACCGACTGAATTCGGTGGAACTTCCGACAACGAAGACGGCCCGCTACCGATGGTAGATCCAGTCATCGAGCACAAAGAGGCCGAACTCAACCGCCCTCGTGCAAAAGTTGACATTGCTACCGTCAAGCAGATTTGCACCACCGTCTATCTCCGCATCAATGCTCATGTGTACAATAAGTGCGGTTATAGAGGCAACGGTTGGTTTGATAATCCTGCTGCTGCAGCAGAGAAAATCTTCGTCGGTGATATCCCGAATGCTAAAGATGTCTTGGTGAGCATGGACATCTTGGACTCTGTTGGGAAACCCAGAAATGGTGTACCAATCACCGATTGGATCTCCGGCACGGTGGTTCTCAAAAATGCCCCGGATACGGGCTCACCACTGCCTTGCTACAAGTTCAGCTTCACCTGCAACGGGAAAGTATATCGGAGAGCAGCAATTCCGCAGAATCCGACGAAATCCAGCTGGGGAGCGAAACATGTAGCAGCCGGCGGTACCCTGCTCTGGATAACTAACGATGAACCCGGAATTCACTTTGACGCCGACACCAAGAAGTGGCTCGATAAAGACGGCAACATTGTGAAGAAGTGGGTGGGTTTCATCAAAGACGGTCGGTACATAGCCTGTAACAACTAGGAGATGCCATGATCGGGTATGCTGCTCTACCTGGAATCGTGTCCCGAATCCGGCATGGCAAAGCCAAAATCGAGCTGGCCATAGGTAGATCTTTCCTGTGGCCAGCCGATGAGCTGAAATATGGCGAGGCTGTCGTGGTGGGGTGGGACTACAACACCAACAAACCCAGAACATTATTACGAAAGGAGAACATAGACAACCTGCAAGAAAACACAGACTATTCTCCAGCACCAGATCCACCGTCATCGCCACCTGAATCTGACAATTGGGTAATGCCGTAACACTACCATCATCCACAAAGGAGGCAACACGATGCGGAAACACACGAAAGACTACACCCGTTCACTGCTGAATTCGAAAATTGCCAAACTCAACAGCCTGGACCCTACCGCCAAGTTGCGGAAAGAGTACTACTTCGACGAGATCAAAGCGGCGAAGCGGTACAGGCTCACAGGCTGGGACACCACCTGGGATCAACTGGGCTGCAAAGAGGCCTGTGTCATGGTAGATGTGATGATACTGGCAGCCCAGAACGGCAAGTTGAACCTCGATAATGTAGAGGTGAAACTCCGGACACTGGACACCCAGAACATCGAGCTGAAGAAAGCAGTCAAAAAGCTTCTCGAACGGCTCGAAACACAAACGGAAACCCCCGCCGATCCGCCGAGACCGCCGAACTGGAGTAATGCGGTCGCCGCCACCGAAGCTACTGTTCTGAAAGCTTACAACCAAAAGCTCAAAGAAGAGTCAGAGCTGAACGGCCGGCGATGGATCATAGCAGTAAAGCGAGCAGAAGATGCAGAAAGCAAACTCGTTGATTTGGAAAACGAGATTGAGCATCTGAAAGCCCAGCTGAAAGAGGCGGAAAACAAGACCCCCGTGTCAATGCCGTTGACGGCAAGAGAGCTCCACTATGCCCTGATACACGACAAGGACACCACCGTACAGTGGTTGTGGTACTTGTTCGAGACGGGGCTACTGATGGAGAAAGACATGGGCAAAGTCACTCGTATACTGAACGAGGCTAAAACCGAAGGTCAGCTGAGTCCTGCCAATCACGAACTGGCAGTGAACATGCTGGCTCAAAACTACCACCACCGAATCTACAACCCGCCACTCGGGTAAAGACACGGGGACTTGGAATTCTGGGCAAAGTTCGCTTCGCTCAAGTTCCTCGTCCCCGTTTTTTTGCGGGTTAACGAGATAGCCTGAAAAAGAGCTAGCGACGAAAGGAGGTGTTTACATGGAGCTTAAAGTTCGCTTCGCTCAAACAGCAAAGTTCGCTCCGCTCAAGTTCCTCGTGCCCTTTTGTAGACGGGTGCAGCACTCGTGGTGAGTGTGATGCATCCACAAGAAACTATTTATCTATTTTACTAGGAGGTGTTCTATGTCGCAGTACGGTATCGTTCGTGCATTTCTGGTCAATGGCCGCGTCGCTTCCAACCCCATCTACTTTCCGCCCCATACCAAGAATGGTCGGGACATTTCCGCGAAAGCGACCCTCACCGTGATGGTCAATCGCCGGTCCTACACCGACCAGAAGACCAACGAAACACGGGAGCGGAAGCCCGTCGTGATCCAGATCGGCGGATGGGGTGGTGTGGCGGATGCCATTGCCCGCAGTGCGAAGACGGGACAACTGGTGTCGTGCGAACTGGATGTCGATTCGTTCGACGGCATGACGAAGATCCCGCAGAAGCAGGGGGACACCGTGGTGTATGTCCCCGTCATGAAGCCCGATGGAAGCGGCTACTTCACCGAAAAGCGCACTGGCTTCACCGTAGTTCCGGGATCGCTTCGCTTCGGTGAGGATTCGGCCAAAACCATCGAAACCGAGATCATGAAGAAAGAGCGGCCGATAGGCTGGAATGGTCAGGTGCCCCTGTCCGTGCTCGAAGCGGCTGCTGCCGGCGGCAACCTGCAAGCCATTCTCGACCAGGCCAAACAGGGTGTGGATGTCTGGAAGACCATGCTCAAAGCCAAAAATGCACAGGCCTACCAAGGCGGGCCGACCTTCGGAAATGCCAAGGTCATTCGCCCGGCTGGAGATGTCATCCTCAAGTACCCCATCGACAAAGCGGTGTACACTGCCGAAGCGGTTTCGACAGTTTCGGGTGGGAGACCGGTGGTGGACGGTTTCACCTATGCCGACATGATCGCGGCTGGGTGGAACGATGAGCAGCTGTTGACGGCGGACGGCGGAAAGTGGGCGGCCTTGGTGCCGAAGAAGGCCCCGGCACCGCCGAAGGTGAGTACACCGCCTGCACCGCCTGCGGCAATGGATCGCACGAATGCGGCGGCCGAAGAGCGGCAAGCCGTCATGGATGCGATGGAGACGGAAAGCTTCGATGAAGAAGTGTAGTTTTAACTAGACAACTTGATGGGGGCTCTCACCGAAAGGTGGGGGTCCCCATAGTTTTTTTTATTCGTTATAGAGGTGTGCTTACCAAACTTTTTTTAAATGCGGAGAGAAGTTCTTTGGCGGGACCAAAAAAATACACTAGTGAACGAACTAGTTTGTTATGTCTGAAAATTAAACTTTATCATAACTACCTATACTTTTTTGATATGGAGAGGGTAGGACTTTCACAACCCCCGGCGGAGCTAGTAGAGAACCGGTTATATATTAATGCCAGCATAATTTTAGTATAGTATATACATTATTGTTGTTTCCCATTAGAGCGGCCATCGGGGAACGGATACATATCGAATTCAATATATAACTGCTCGCGGCTAAAGTAGTTATGTATGATTTGAATAGCTAACTCTACCATCTTTGAACGGTTAGTAGTAATTCCGTCCATTATCCTATCTAATTTTTCCATTGCTTCACCCGATAGGGTGACAGTGATTTTTTGCTTTTCCATTCTTGCTCCTACCATCTTATGGTATAGTATCTTATGGTATAGTATCTTATGGTATAGTATCTTATGGTATAGTATCTTATGGTATAGTATCTTATGGTATAGTATCTTATGGTATAATATACT